TGCTGTTACATTAGCAACATAGTTTCCAGATGTTCCAGAACCTAATGCTACGTCTGCTACTACTAAGTCTATTGTATTGTCTGCGTCTTCGTATGTTGCTGTAATACCTGTTTCAGTATTAGAGCTAAACATAGCTCCTACAGTATCAGCAATATATTCACTAAGTGCTGTTCCGTCTACTGTATAAGCATCTGCTTCCATTGTTCCATCAATGTCTGCACTTCCTGAAATATCTAATGAAGCTGCTGTAACTGCTCCATCTACATCTAATGCTGTGCTGTTTACCAACTCTAACTTGTCTGATTTAAGTCTAGCTAGTAGAGTTGATGTACCTGCTTTTTGTGCTGCAAACTCTATGATACCATCTTCTGTTCCGTCTGTTACATCACCTGCTTTACCTGTTATTTTAGAGTAAACAACCGATCCACCGCCATCATCTTCGCCACTAAATTTAAGTTGACCTAAGTAATCTGCGTCTGCTGGTGAAGAGCTGTTTCTAACAAATGTAAATTCAGGACCTGCTGATGAACCAGCGTCTGCGTTCTCTACACTTAATGCTCCGGAAGCTGGATTATATGTAAACCCTGTATCTGTTTCAATACCTTGTGTTCCTGTAGCACCATCTACGAATGTTATATAAGCTGTTTCGTCTGTACTGTTATTTGCTGTTGCTGTTACGCTTGTTGCTAAGTCTGCTGTTCCTGTTAAGTTACCTGTAACATTACCTTCTATGTTTGCTACAAGTGTTCCTGTTGTAACTGTAAGATCGCCAGTGCTTGCTCCTGTAAATGAGCCTGTTCCTACTAGGAATTTATCTGCACTTTCGTCCCAACCAATAAATGCGTTATCTGAAGATCCTCTTTCAAGGACAAGACCCATGTCATTTGCTGGTGTTCCTGTTGTTCCTGTTCCTAACTCTATTAGTCTATCTGCTATTGTAGAGTTTGTAGTATCTAATGTTGTAGTTGTTCCGTTTACATCTAGGTTACCTGTAATAGTTACATTACCTGTTGCTGCTACATCTGCAAATGTAACATCACTTGATGTTGCTACTGCTTGTCCAATAGCCACTGCTCCAGAACTTATAGATACACCTGTTCCTGCTGTTATATGTGCTCTAACTTCTGCTGCACTTGGACCTGTATATGTAAATACTCCTGAACTATAACTAAATGAACCGTCGCCACCGGCATCACTAGCACTAAAAAATGCTTCTACTGTTGCCTCTAATGTTGCACCGCCTATTGTAAGGGCGTCTGTTTCTAATGTTCCGTCTACATCTACGTCTCCAGATATATCTAAAGTAGCAGCAGTTAAAGAACCGCCTATACCTAAGTTACCTGAACTTGGATTATATGTTAATCCTGTATCTGTTTCTGCACCTTGAGAACCTGTAGCACCATCTACGAATACTGGATAAACTGTTTCGTCTGTACTGTTATTTGCAGTAGCTGTAAAGGTTGCTGCGTTTCCTGTAGTGTCTTGGTTAAGTGTTCCTACTACTAATTGTCCAGAACTTTCTGATAATCCTGTACCTGCTATTCCAGATACTAAATCTGAAATTGCTTCTTTCTTTGAACTGCTATCGCCTGCGTCTATAATTGCGATGCTGTCGTTTGCAACATCTACTGTTGCTGCTGTTAATTCGTTTAAATCTAAAGCAAGAGTTACTCCTCCAGATGTTCCTCCACCTGATAGTCCATCTCCTGCTGTTACTCCTGTTATGTCCCCGTCGTAGTCTGCACTTAAAGTTGTTCCTGAAAGTGTTAAATTACTTCCTATAGTAACCCATTGTAAAGCACCTGCGCTATCATCCCACATAACAATTCTATCTGCATTAGGATCTGCTAAACTTTCTAATCCTAAATGACTTATAGAAATGCTTGTGCCTGATACTGTTAGCCCTGTACCTTCTGTCATCCATGCTAAACTACCAGCGCTATCATCCCAGAACAATATACTGTCATCGTTAGGATCACTTAAAGTACCTAAACCAAGTGCCTCAGAATATTTAAATAATCTGTGTCCTCCTGCTGTAGAGCCGTCATGTACTCTTAATGTGTCTAAGGTAGTATCGACGGATAACTCGCCTTCAGCACCGGTAAAGGAATTGTTCTGTGTAGTTGTTCCTCTTCTCCATTGTACCTGTGTTGGCATTATTTTCTCCTAATCTTTTTAAATAACATTATGCTACAGAACCCAAGTCTACTGTTGCTGTTCTAAACTTGATAGACGGTGTAACTGTACTATGATCGCCTTTACAATCATAAATTTTGTCAGTTAGTTGACCAAAAGCATCTTCTGAAAGTGCAGTTAAATTTCCTAAGTCTCCTGTAGGAAAAACTAAACTCTCATCAAATTCACCGTACTGTGCAAGTGTAACGATATTATCATCAGAATCCCTAATGTATATCTTTTTATCTGCGGTGTTTACCGCTATTTCACCTACTGCTAAATTGCTTGTAGTAGGTGCACTGCTTGCAGTTTCCGACTTCTTTGGTTTTATTACTACTGCCATCTGTTACCTTAGTTACTAAAGTTTCCGTCTTCGTTTCTTGCCGAACCTAATTCTGCAGGTTTCAACTCAGGATCTTCAGGTTGTTCATCCCAATCTTCTTGTGGCTTTGGTTGAGGTTCTTCTTGTTGTTCCTCTTGTTTAGCCTGTTCAGGTTGGGCTGGGTTAGCCAAAATTCCTAATCTAGTTTTTAACAGTATGTTCTCCATTTTTAAACTTTGAACTTCTGCTGCTAAGTTTTTAATATATTCATTAATTAATCTATCATCCATTTCAATTTCCTTTAATTATTAATATTAGTATGAACCGCCATCAATGCTGTTGGTCCATGCTGGTGTTCCACTATTGGAATATAAGAAGTAACCGTTGGTTCCTGCTGCAGTTGCTTGTAAAGCTCCTGTTCCATTACCATATAAAATACCGTTACTTGTAAATGTGCTAGCTCCTGTACCACCATCTGCTACTACAAGATCAGTAATACCTGTAATTGTTCCACCTGTAATAGTAGCACTTGCTGATTCTAATGCTGCTACAAGTGTTCCTACAGTATAACCTGTTCCTGATGTGTTTACAGTTGTGGTTGGTGCTGCTTGGTTGTCTTTAAATAGTTTCCACTTACCACTATCGGAAGCGTCTCTAAATAAACCACCATATAAGTCTTGTGAACCCGATGTATCATATAAGCCATATAAACCAATATCAACTGCGTCTGCGCCGTTGTTACCGGATGCTAATATAATAAGTGGGTCTGCAACACTTAAAGTTGTGGAATCAACTGTTGTAGTTGTTCCTGATACTGTTAGGTTACCACCAATTGTTACATTGCTTGGTAATCCTATTGTAATCTTGTTGTTTGAAACTGCTGTTTCTATTTCGTTTGTTGTACCTTCAAATGTTAATGTATCAGTTCCTACTGTTACTGTATCATTTGAACCAGAGTCTGCTGCAATTGTTAGCGATGAACTTGTGGCTGCTGTACTAGCTGCTGTAATACGACCTTGTGCGTCAATAGTTAATACTGGAACAGCCGATGCTGAACCGTATGAACCCGCTGTAACTGCTGTATTATCTAGAGTTGCTGTAATAGTTGTTCCAGATGCTGCAGTTGTTATACCTGTGCCACCTGCTACTGTTAATGATTCTGAATCTAGATCTATGTCTATTGTTCCTGAATCACCAGCTGCATCTAAATCACTTGCTGTTACTTGTGCATCTACATACGCTTTGACTGATTGTTGTGTTGGAATAAGCGTTGCACTGTTTGAAGACATATTATCTTCATCAACAAATGCAGTTGCTGTTATTGTTCCATCACTTATTGAGCCAAAAGTTATAGTGCCTGCTGCAATATTACCACTGCCGTCTCTTTTTACAAGTTTGTTAGCTGTGTTTGCGTTGGTAGCTCCATCAATAATGTCTGTATAGTACTTACCGCCAATCTTTTGTATAACTTCTGAAGACCCTGAGTCTATGGAAGAGATATAAAGTATAGCAGAAGCACCGTCACCGGTTCTATCCTCAGCATACGCTAATTCGCCTTCAACTAAATCAGAACCTACTGGCGCTGCTGAGCCTGTACTTCTTTTAATTTGTATAGTTGTTGACATTATTTTCTCCTATTTAATGTATTTATTAAAATGTTCCGCCGTCTATAGCAGTCACATTACTTGCTACATCACTTGCAGGTTTAGCCTGAAAGTTACCAGATGTAGAGTCATAAACTAATGTATAACCATTTTGCACGCCTGAAGTATCAACACCTGATAAATTTTCAAGTGTTGTTGATGTCGCAAATTGAGATTGTGGTGTTGCACTGGTTACTACTCTTGCAGATGCAGAACCAATACTAACGCTAACTTTAGGACTATTATTTGAACTAACCGTTGCCATTTACTCTCCTATCTCGTAACTTCTGGTGTTACTGTTATAATTCCTTCGACGACTCTTAACGTTTCTGCTGGACTTGATGCTTCTATTTCAACATCATATACATATCTACCCGACTTTAACGCAGAGGTCTGTGTTGCAGTTAATGATAAAGTTATTTTTCCTTCAGCATCTACTTTAGCTGTAGTAAAATCAACCTTCGTAGTGGCTTCATAAGTCTTCCTTATTTGTGCCCCAACTGTATAATTGGCTAGATTTTTTGCGGTACCGTCATCATTTGTTACATTTAATATTAGTTCAAATGTTGTACCCTGATCAATAACTATGTTGTTTATCGTTGCCATAACTGCTAATACTCTCTTTCTCTTATTTATAAATAAAAGACATTACAATTGGAAATTAAGTGAAAACAATTTTGACATTAAAATATGGTGATAAATACACATCAGATGATGTAAACTCCATATATGAACATACCGAAGGCAAGTTCAATTATGTCTGTGTAACAGACGATCCAAAAGGTTTAAACCCCCACATAGGTATTATTTATATGGAACATGAACCAGATGGTAACATGGAAAAGTTAAAATTATTTCAATTTAACTTTGGTGGTCCAATACTTTATCTAGATTTAGACATAAGAATACAAAAACCAATAGATCATTTGTTTGATTATTGTAGAAACAATCCTGTTATATGCTATACTTGGTGGAAAGATAAAAAAGATAAAATGCCTATAGGAGAGTATCCTTATAGAGATAAGTTTCCATTAAGTAATTATAATTCTAGTGTGATGTTATGGAACGATGCTACACATATTTGGCATCATTACAATAGAAATCCAGACGAATATATAGTTAAATATCCTTACGGTGATGATACTTTTCTTTACCACGAAGGATTTACATTTGAACATTTTCCTAATAACGAGATTTATTCATACTTATTTACAGGAAAAAAATATAGGCCTGAATATACAATATGCTTATTAAATGGCCAAGATCAAAACCCGGAGATTGCAAAAGAATATGATGAACTTTGTGTGCATCAAGTGGGGCACTAAATACGAACCACATTATGTTAATAACTTGTATCGTATGGTACAGGAAAACTATCATAATGAATTCACTTTCACATGTTATACAGATGACAAAGAAGGTTTGGAATGTGATACTGTTGATATACCTGTAATAGATCCTTTACATCCTAAGTATTGGTTTGGAAAAGAAAATTACTGTTGGGATAGATCTAAATTTTTAGTTTTCAACTCTCATAATTGGT